CTGCTATGGTATAATATGTGGGGGGTATTGGGATTAGTTTATGAAGTATATTATGTAGTATAATTAGTAAATATCCTTATTCATAGACACTTAAGTATGTTCAAATATAAGGATAATAGATAAGATGATTATTAATAGAAAACAATATTAGGTTTAATTTTGCTTTAATTTTTAGGCTAATTTCGGGTAAAATGCTACTTCAAAAGTTACATTTATACTGGAAAGTATCAAAAAAGTAGTGTTTTTTAGAACCATTTTTTTATTTATCCATTTATTATTCCCCCCATCATCCCCCCATATTATCATTTATATAATAATCAGTATTTTTCTTTCTTTAGTTATATTTTTGTTATATTTGTCCACAAATTATGTAAGAAGCATGGGAAAAATTACAGTAAAGCACTATTTGAATACTAATCTTAAACCTTATATTATTAAGGGAGAGAATTATTATAGTATATATGTGATGGTAGTAATCAATAGGAAAAACACTAAAGTAAAATCCATCAGTTTTGAAGAGTTATATACTGAAAATGATTTTGAAGAAATTCAGAATGAAAATAATGATATGATAAAACAGGAAATTGCTGTTATTGAGAATGTCTGCTTACTCACTCAAAACTTTTTAGGAGATTTCGATGCAAGTTTCTTTTCTGCATATTACTCTTTTTTACATGATATATTTATTGATGAAATAGACTTTGAATTATATAAAGCCCCAAACTATAACCTCTTTTCGGGAAAGAATAATAAATTGAATATAGCAATGGAACCATTTATTTTTGGAGACTTTTCTTTAAAGGTAAATAAGACTCATGGTATGGATATATTTACTTGGTTTTCAGAAAATGGGCGAAGTGAACTCTCAAATTTTCTACGAAGAGAGGCTGCTACCAATATTCAAGATTGTATAGGTATATTAAATAAATATGTTTTCTTAGGTTCAATGAATGCTTTATCTCTGAAATTGCAAGAAACTAAAAAAGGAAGAGAAATATATGATAAGTATTCAGACTCTATACTTTATGATTTTGATTCTTATGCCCAAGAGCTAAGAAAACTTTATCAAGTTAATTAATACACACATTTACAAGGAGATACAAAATCTCCTTTTTCTTTTCGTTGAATGTTAGCATAATATATGCAAACTTTACCCTCAAATGTTTGCATATATTATGCTAACATTCTATCTTTGTACCCGAATAATAACAATTATCAATTATGGCATTAACTTTAGAAGAAAGAAAAAGCATAAAGTCTATGTTACCATATGGTAGCCAAGCTGAAATTGCTCAAAAGTTAGGGGTAAGCAGAATAAGCGTATATCAATATTTGGCTGGTTATAGAAACAGTAATCGAATAGAGAAAGCTGTTGTTGATAGATTTGAGGAAGAAAAAAACAAGCAAAAGGCATTAAGGGAAAAGATTTATGGATAAAGAAAAACATCTTTACCTAAGTTATGATTGGCTTACCCAACATGGCATTAGTATAAAAACTATAAACCACTGGGTTGAACGCAAACAATCTATAGTAACTAAAAGGGATGGACGAGCATTTGTCTACTACGAATCCATTCCTGCCCCTACTCGTGCTAAACTTCTCAGCAAGGAAAGTATCATCCGGATGCAACAGAAGGAACGGGATGAAAGGTACGTTCAAGGAATGTATGAACGCTTGTTACCTGCCAAAGAGAATCTGTACCCTACCTACCGGGATATTTACTTGAAATACAACCTTTCTCCAGAAAAGGTATTGGAATACTCTCAGAAACATGCCGTACTGGAAGAAGTGCTCACCATCAAAGACGAATGTTTGGAGAAAAAATGCCGTTTTCCCCTTCGGGATGTATGGCAGGCATTCTGCAAGATTTATCCGAACTGGTATGTATATGAATCTTTCTGTCTTGCGATAAAGACATGTATTAATGAAGGGATAGAACGTTTATTAATAAAAAAGTACGTTCCTGCCGCTAAGAAGTTCGATGCCAGATATGAGAAAATGATACTGGACTGCATGTCATCCCAAAAGCGGTATAATCAGCCACAAATACATAAGAAAATTTGTAAGGCATGCGATATCAAAGGATGGGAGAAGCCTTCCCTCAGTTGGGTTAAGGCTGCTTTCAGACGATTGGAAGTTCAATGTTACTCGCTTCGTAACGGTGCTGATGATTTCCATTACAATCAAAAACCATATATGGGACTTATTCCGGCACAAAATGCAAATTCCCAATGGCAGATTGACGGATGGAGATTACCTTTCTATATGAAGGGTTGGCAAACCCTTTCCCTATTTTGGGTAATAGATGTTTATTCCAGTAAGGTATTAGGAACGTTTATAGATAGTTCAGAGAATACAGAAACCATTCTGAAAGGACTTGAAAACGCTGTTTCAAATACTAAAGTGCTTCCTTTTGAAATCGTATCTGATAATCATAGCTTTAACCAGACAAAAGAAGCAACCCACCTCAAAACTGCGCTGGAACGGATAGGCGTGCACTGGACTGTTTCCATGAATCCCCGGCGTAAATCACAGGTAGAACGAAGCTTCAGAACATTCGGGGATAATTTTTGCAAAGATGAATATGGTTACATCGGGCAAGGTGTTAAAAGTAAAGTGAAAAGCGGTCGTCCTACTCAAGATATGATAGACAAGGCGGTCAAGAACCCACTTACCAGAGAACAGATAATACTGATTGCAGGTCGCTGTGTTGAAGAATACAACAGCACCAAGGGGAAAGACGGCAAGTCACCTGATGAACGCTATCAAGAAGCTGTAAATGATGCCAGTAGAATAAAGAAGTCTTTCAATGTAACAGAAATGGAAACAGCCCAACTCTTTATCAGACGTTCAGAAGCAAAAGCAAGCAGAGGACAGATAGTTATAGAACGTGGTGGAATAAAATATGCTTTTGAGTTGAACTCCAAGCAATTCAACAAACTGAATAATAAGACTTTCGGTATTCGCTACGTGACATTTGACGAAATCTATCTGTTCGACCTTAAAACGGATGAATATGTAGATACCGTTCAACGGAAAATGTATGCCCATTCCGCTTTGGCAGACCAGACAGAAGAGGATACAAAACAGATGTATAAGCACAAAGGCCGCCTGGCAGGAATAGATAATGAAGCCCGGAAAGAACGTGACAGAATCCACCGTGAAGCGGTTGCCATCGACCCGGATGTGGCGTATGTCATGAATCCCTTGCTGACACCTAAGGCGACTTTTGAGGAATACAAGCGCAAGGGTACGTTAGCAGATTTTGCCGTACGGCATGGAATACGACCGGAAGATGTACCCGATGTTCCAGTTTATTGCGAAAAGAACACGACTGAACCGGAAGACAAGAAAAGAAAGAAGAAGGCCGAATCCCCCTTCCTGACAGAAGAGAAAATCGACCTATCCCGTTTTGATTATTAACCCAGCCCGATATATTAGGAGTATAAAAGGCTGATAACCATTGATAAAATGAATATATCGAACGCAAATTTACCGGAAAAAGCCGAAATAAAAAAGGCTGTTAACGATTATTGTAAGGAAAGGGGGCTGAGCAAGTCGAGTTTTGCCTTCAAATGTGGTATCAGTGATGCTACGATAACGGCACTGATGAAAGACAGATGGGAAACACTTTCAAAAGAAATGTGCCTCAGAATCTGGAACTTTATGAATTGTGACAAATTCAATGACTTGTATCAGAACACGGATTTTGTAAGTACGATAAAGGCCTGCGATATGGCGCGGAAATACAGGTTCATGGTGGGTGTAACGGCTGATACCGGGATGGGCAAGACAACCGCCCTGCGGACGTATGCCCGTCAAAAGAACGTGTTTTATGTGTCGTATGACAAGACAATGAATGCCAGCCAGTTCTTTGTGTCGTTACTGCGTGAACTGGCTCTGCCGTTTACCAGTACATTGAATGACATGATGACCTTTGCCGTTGACAAACTGAACCGCCTGGAAACACCACTTCTTATCATAGACGAAGCAGGAAAACTGACTCATGCCATGATATTGTACCTGCAGGTGTTAAGAGACAGAACTTGTGGGAACTGCGGGATAGTGCTCGCTGGAATGCCTTACTTTAAAGCCAATCTACAAAAAAATGCTGCACGTGAAAAGGAAGGTTATGCCGAATTTTTGAGGCGTATAAACGTCTGGCATTCCTTTGTCGGTCTACAGCCTAAAGAGGTAGAGGAAGTATGCTCCCTGCATGGAATTACGGACAAGGACAAAATACGTGAGCTGAGGCACCAGAAACGTTTCGGTGACCTGATGAACGAAATTTATCTATATCAAATAAATGAGGGGATGATTTAAGCACTCCTCAAATGGTATTCAAGAACAATTTAAAAGAACTATCATGAACAACGAAATAATAATGGCAGAAGCCATACAGAGCCTTGATTTCAGCGAGCTTGATGCAATGATGAACGGTTGTGACGAAGCGGTAGTGATATTGGGTATCAATTATTTTACCCGTCGCCTTTCCAAAATGGTACTTTCGTATAATTCCAGAGATGTAAGTTTCGAAGAAGTGGTATGCGGAGCGGGACAGATAGTCAAATATTCGAATTTCGCCATCACACGTGCCTTTGTGTACAAGATTGATAGAGAAAAGCATGTCAGGCATTTGGATTATATCCGTTTTAATTCCATATACCTGAAAGATATGCCCGGTTTTGTACCGGGAAAATATACACATGATTGCAGATGTAAAAAGAAAGCCTTATGACAGCAAAACCATTATCACCAGCCCAACTAAAGAAGATACAGACCATGTTCGGTAAGTTGGGCTTTGAACCGGAAGACAAGCAGGGAATAATAAGTTCCCTGACCAATGGCAGGGCAACCAGTACAAAGGATATAACCTTTGACGAAGCAAAGTATCTGATAAACTACCTCGTAGGGCAGGCAGAGCCGGACAAGGTAACCTATCAGGAACAATGCCGTAAAGTAATCGGTCGGATATATCGGTTATCCTATGAAATAGGCATGAGCTATGGAGATACTCCGGAAGATAAACTAATGAATTGTGCCAAGATAAACAAGTTCTGCCGGGAACGTGGCGCAGTAAAGAAGAATATTAACGAAATGAATCTGCAAGAACTCAAAAAAACTCACAAGCAGTTTGAGGCAATATTGCAGAACAATTTCGATAATGCTATAAGACAGCTTATTAGAAAATCCATAAATCAAAAAGTAGTAATGAAATGAAAGAATTCTTATTGAGTGACGAAAGTTTGAACAGTCACGGTCTTATTATTATGACGGAAGGTATAGACATGACACGTTTTCTTGAAAATCCGGTCATGTATTACAATCATGACAGGGAAAGGGGGGTGATAGGGAAATGGATAAATCTGAGAAAAGAAAATAGTAAACTCTATGGAACACCCGTATTCGATGAAAAGCAGGAACTGGGATGTTCGGTAGCAAGACAAGTGAGGGACGGCTTTATTAGGGCTGCGAGTATCGGTGTCCGCGATGTCCGTTTTTCCGGAAACAAGGTAATACAATGTGAACTTAAGGAAATATCAATATGCGATATTCCAAGTAACCGGAATACCTTGCAATTGTACTATAAGGACAAACAGATAGGTTATCATAATTATGTAGAACTTTTAAACAGCGAATCAATGAATGAAGAGAATTTTAAACAGCTTCTGGAGGTTCTGAGTCTCCCACCAACAGCAACGTTCCAGGATGTGATTGAGACAGTCCAGTACATGCGGAAACTCTTGCCACAAGGTAAGTCTGGAGACATCAAACAACGCCTGCAAATGGCTTGTGACAAAGGAATATTGACCGAGAATGAAAAGGCCAATATTGAAATGCTTGTCGGAAATGATACGGTAAAGCTGGAGCAATACCTCACCAACAAGACCAATGAGTTTGAATCCGGTTTCAATAAGGAGTTCATGTCCCTCATAGAGGAATTCCCGAGAAAATTTGAAACGGTCAATGTGCCTTTTCTCAGGACGAAGGTCAAGGAACTGGCAAAGAATGATTTTGCCACGTTTCGAGAGCTGGTCAAGTCAATGCCTGACAGAGTACGCGTGATGGAAATGATTGATGATGGCAGAGAAGGGGGTAAAGCCACATGGACATTGTCCGATTGGAGGAAATACAACCCTCAGGAACTTAGGCGCAACCCGGAGTTATACAAGAGACTTCTTGATGAAGAGAAAAATAAGAATTAATATTAACAGTTTAAAAGACAAAAGATTATGGCAGATTTAAACAAAGAAGTATGGGTGGAACAGTTGAAAGAGAACTTCTATCCGGACAGTTCATTCCTGAAATACGTTAGAGACTTTTCCACTTTGGTGGAGAATGATGCCATCAACATGGCCACTGCGGGAGTGGATCCTAAAGTTTTAATCAACAATACCACTTATCCCATCCCCGTATCAATGAGAGTGGATAAACCGATACGTATTGAACTGGATAAGTTTGAGACGGAAAATACCCTCGTACACCGTCCTGAGGTAATAGAGTACAGCTATGACCAGTTGGAATCCGTAATAATGGGACACCGTAACACACTGCGTTCCAAAACAGCCGAAAAGGCTGCACACGCTTTTGCCCCTCATGAAGACACAGCCGAAACCCCGGTTATATCCACAACCGGGGAAACTGTCGGGAATAGGAAACGATTGTCTGTGGTCGACATCCTTAGCCTTAAGGAAAGGTTTGACCTGCTTGACATACCTTTGGACAAACGTTATCTGGTATTGAACCCTTCACACTTGTCAGACCTTATTCTCTTCGATGTAAAGGCTTTCAAGGATATTGTTGACATCAAGGACGGAGTTCCGCAACGCTTTGCAGGTTTCAACATGCTACAGACATCAATTACTCCTAAATATAATTCTACTAACAATAAAAAGGTTGCATTTGGCAGTGTGGCTTCATCTACGGATACGTTTTGTTCGTTTGCCTTCTATTCAGATGAGGTGATGAAAGCCGATGGGGAAGTTTATATGTATATCAGGATGGATGACCCGGAACTGCGTGGAACCATTGTCGGCTTTGATAAGCGGTTTATTGCAGTACCCATAAGAAACAAGGGTATTGGCGCTATCGTCAGTGCAATGGCTTAGTTTCTGTATTCTATAAGGAAAGGCGGCTACGGGGCTTTGAAGTGCCTTATGTAGCCGCCTTTATAGCATAAACAATGAAAACCAATATTATCTCCAACAAAAGCCCGGATACGTCTTAGTCAACTTCTGATACGCTTTTTTATCGGCCTTAAGGAGGTTGAAAAAAGAGGTGTCCTGCAGGGCATTCGAAACAGTCCTTTCACCGATGAAGAACTCTTTTTCACATAATACCCGAATAGTGTCATCAAAACGCAGCCTTTTAATCTCATTATGGTAATAAAAACGGCCAACAATTAATTTATTACGGTCAACCAGACGTTGGACTCTGTCTTCTGACTTACTCCTACTTTTTTCATACTTGCAGTTTTGTTATCCCAACCGTAAAAATAGTAATAATATTGATATTATTAAAACAAATTGTAACGGATGATGTAACAGTTACACGTGTACATTTAAAGGAGATACAGATGAGTTGTAAATAAATATTTCTAATATAAGGCAAGAAGAACACTTACTCATATTAACAAACCTAATATCTTTCTTTTTGTATTGGCATTCGTCCTTTACAA